CCAGATGTAACTATCACGTTCACTGCTTCTGGTTCAGCAGGCGATGCTAACATAATCGCAGGCACTATCAATGCTGCTGGATTTGTAAACATCGTAGCTAGTGTAGATTCTCTAAATAGGGTAGTAATATCACACAACGCAGGCGGAGATATACGCATACAAGACGGAAGTAACACGCCAGTAATAAAACTAGGCTATGTACCTTACGACCCTGTTGCGCTAACAGGAACTGCTAATTTCTATACAGGTCCTGTAGGCGATACTGCACACACATATATCGTCACTAATTGGCAGGTATTATCATATGTTGCTTCTGATACTGAAGTAACTGCTATCCCAACAACAGGAACATTATGGTATTCATCAGCACGTGACCAAGTTGATATCATGATACACAACGGAACAAAGTGGGTAGGTTATCTAGATTCAACTTCCCCGTATTATACAGCTGATTCAAATTTCCGTACAGATCCTAATGGACCTATCATATCAGCTACGAAACCAACTAAGCAGAGCGACGGTACTACATTGAGGAATGGTGATCTTTGGGTCAACTCAGGAGATTCTGAAGGATATCCAGAACTATATAAATGGGATGGTTATAACTTAGTTTGGACATTAGTAGACAAGACTGATCACGTAACAGAAAACGGTATCATATTTGCTGATGCTAGATATAATGTAGCAGGAGCAGATAGTGACCAACCTGGTCTAATCACCGCATTGCTAACTAGCAATTTCGTAGACTGGGATGCTCCAGATCCAACACTTTACCCTCGCGGTACTCTGCTATGGAATACACGCCGTAGCGGAAATAATGTGAAACGTTTCGTACAGAATTACGTAAACATAAACACAACTAACCCACTCTACAACAACGAAAGCCAGCTAGGATATTATCCACATCGTTGGGTAAATGATAGCGGCACCGACGAGCATCTAGTAGGTCATTTTGGTCGTCATGCTCAGCGTGCAGTAGTAGTAAAAGCATTGAAAGCTATGGTAGATACTGAGCAGAGGATCCGTGAACACGAAGTCCTAACGTTCAACTTGATGGCAACTCCAGGATATCCTGAGCTGATATCAAATATGGTAAACTTGAACACTGATCGCAAGACTACTGCATTTATCGTAGGTGATTCACCGTTCCGTTTAACATCAGACTCAACTTCATTGACTAACTGGGGAGCTAATACTAACTTAGCAGTAGACAATGGAGACAACGGATTAGTAACATATGATGATTATCTAGGTGTTTACTATCCAAGTGGATATACTACTGATAACTTTGGTAACTACATCGTTGTTCCTCCAAGCCATATGATGCTGCGCACTATTGCACTAAGCGACGGTGTAAGCTATCCATGGTTTGCTCCGGCAGGCATACGCCGTGGACACGTGAACAATGCCACGGCTGTTGGTTACATTGACTCAACTACTGGTGAGTTCCAGTCGATATCACTAAATGATGGTCAACGCGATACACTTTATTCAGTAAACATAAATCCAATAACTTTTATGACTGGATCGGGAATAGTAGCATTTGGTCAAAAGACCCGTGCCTCTGCTGCTAGCTCACTTGATAGGATCAATGTTGCTAGGTTGACTGTATATCTCCGTAGCCAGCTTGATAAGCTTGCTAGACCTTATATCTTTGAACCAAATGATAAGATCACTAGGGACGAGATTAAAGCTGCTGCTAACAGCTTGTTACTTGAACTGCTCGGTCAGAGAGCTATCTATGACTACTTAGTTGTCTGTGATGAATCTAACAATACACCTGCAAGGATTGATCGTAATGAACTTTATCTAGACATTGCTATCGAACCAGTCAAGGCAGTTGAGTTTATTTATATTCCACTAAGGCTGAAAAATACCGGAGCAATAGCTGGGCTAGCTAGCAAATAAGCCCAGCATTGACAATAAATATATAGAGAATTAGGAGCATAGAATGGCAATCTCAACATTATCAAAGTTTACGGTACCTTTAGCATCAAACCAGAGTAGCACTACTCAAGGTTTGCTAATGCCAAAGCTACAGTATCGTTTCAGGGTTACACTTCAAAATTTTGGAGTAAGCACTCCGACTACTGAACTAACAAAACAAGTTATAGACATAACTCGTCCAAACGTAACATTTGAAGAAATATCACTTCCGGTGTACAACTCAACTGTTTACCTAGCAGGCAGGCATAGCTGGGAAGCTGTTACACTTACCTTACGTGAAGACGTCAATGGAAATGTACAAAAGCTTGTGGGCGAACAGCTACAGAAACAACTGGATTTCTATGAACAAAGTTCAGCAGCGAGCGGTATCGATTACAAGTACACAACTGTGATCGAGATATTAGACGGCGGCAACGGTGTATATACACCAACTGTCCTAGAAACTTTTGAGCTTTACGGTTGCTTCATACAAGGTGCTAACTATAACACTTTAGCCTACGCTAACAATGAACCAGTAACTATCACTCTACAGATGCGCTATGACAATGCTATACAGACTCCGCAAGGATCTGGTATTGGCGCGGTTGTTGGTCGTACACTTGGCCAGCTAGCAACAGGCGGCGGCGTGTAATAGTAAAAATAAATGCTCCT